TGGGGTCCTCAATCGTAGACACGAAAGCAGTCGCGGCGGCGATCTGATTCGGAGTGCAGGCTACAAGCTCTCCAGTTTCGTCAGAATACTGACCGATCTCATAAAGAAAGAAATCGTCGGGATGCTGACCAACGGTAGTGCGACTATCACGAACGAGATCAGAGAAAGACCGAGATGCATCGGCGGCAGAACGGCTGAAGAACGGCGTATTAAAAACCTGAAGTTTCGAATCGAAAACGGAAAAAACCTTAAGGATCATGATTGATTCTCTTCCATAACGCGCCTGAGTTTAGCAGCTTTCAATTCTTGGACGCGTTCACGAACTGAAAGACGTTGAGGCGAAGTCTCACCAGTATCTTCAAAATCGCGTCCTCGCTTTTCGCGAAGACGCTTAATCTCTTCATAACGAACGATATCAGAACGCTCTAACAGCTTATCAAAATAAGCCGGAGGGTTCATCATAATCTTTTCACTAAGAATAAGACGATCATTAGTATAAATATCAGTCATGTACTTTTCACAAAAGTCATGACCAATGCCAGGTTTAAGCGAGCAATGACAAAATTCAGCAAACTTACCGTCGTAATACTCAAGCTTTAAAGGACCTGTAATTTTCTTCGTAACATAACGAGCGACGTAAGCGGCAGTCTCAAAGTTGACTGAACCAATCGAACTAAAGCCATAAGGCCAAAGTTTCTCAAGCGTACGGCTACGATATAAGCTATTGCCTCGACGAATCGACCAGAGCTGTTTATCAACAAAGGTCACACCAAAAATAATTGCATGATAGTGAGGACGGCCAAGCTTATCGCCATATTCGCCACACATAAAAAAGCGAAGCTGTTGACCAAAACGGCTCATGAAGTACTTACGCATGCGCTTCATGAACAGCTGAAAATGCTCGTAATGAAGTGAGCCATCGGCAGGCAAATGAGCATCATCATAAGTCAGCGTAAGAAACATGTTGTTCTTATGTGACTTAGCTTCAACAACACATCGAGCGGCCCATTCACGAGACTTAGAAAGCCTGCAACCAATACATTGGCCGCAAGGAATTTTGAACTCAGAAAAAGGAATAGCTTTAGACGGATCAAACGTTATCGCATTACGTTGGCCATCTTTAGTCTTCTGACCAGCAAGACGATACGCTGTTATCGGGTGAAAGCAAGGCATTTTTCAAGACACGCAATATGAAGCTCATGAAGAATCGTCTCACGAGAAGCGCGAAAACGAACCTGAAATGAACAAAGAGCGACCCAAGGGCGATCGCGATAAAGCGTCCAAGTCACCAACTTGCGACGACCAACATAGCTTTCTTCACCAGGGATAAGCCAGCAGACGCCAAAGTCTTTAAGAGTCAAACGAAAAGCCGCAGTAGCCATAGCGCAGTTCCAAATGAAATTGAGATGTTCAAAATGATAACTATGACGACCGCGGCAGGTAACAAGGGTTAACGCTTAAATGCGGAAACCGCCACGCATAGGCGTAGCACGAGTATTCAAAGACTTCGTGCGTGATGCACCTTTACGGAAAATACGCTTAGATGCCTTACGAGAAAGCTTATGACGACGACGAGACATATAAACCTCACTTTTTCAAAAGCTTCTTAACAGCCTTAAAGGCCTCCCAAATAGCCGAACCAGAGTTCAGCAAAACATTAACGAACTTAAGAATCGCATCTATCACTTAACCAACCTCGCAGCACCAACAGCAGAATTAACAACTGGCGCAGCAGTACCAAAAGGATTAAGCAACTGCATAAACTGGCCCGCTTTCCAAGCGGCAGGATTCTGCTTCATATAGTCAAAAACCATCTTGTTGCGCTCAGTAGCTAAAGCAGAATTCTCAGTAGCATTCTGAGCTTGCTTCAAAGTCTCATCATAAATACGATTCTGCCAACCTTGACCAACAGCTTGCGCATAAGTGAGAGTAGAAGCTTCTTTAGCAACTTCAGTCTTTCTTAAGCTCAGTATCCGCAGCCAAAGCAGAATTCTGAAATTCAACCTGCTTAGCCTGAGCTTCCTTAAGCTCTTTATCAGCACCAGAATGCATAGCACCAGCAATATCAACCGGCTCAACGACCGGAGCGTTGCCTGAAGTGCCTTGACCGCCAGCGGAAAGAATCGGATTGAGACCTGCCTTACGAAGATCTTCGACTTCCCACTGATGTCGATTCTTCATAACCTCTTTCTGATGCTTCCAGTTGACGTAAGAAGCTAAAGCAGAACTACCTAAATTAGCGGCTCCGCCAATTGCTTCTGCCCAACCGAAACCCATAATTACTGTCCTAAAGCAAAAATAACAACAGTGCCAACAACGGCAAGCCAAATAACTAAAGCCATAACAACTCCTTAGAAGTGATCAACCAAGCCAGGCACTGAATACACAGGCATCGGACGAGCACACTTCAAACGAATATACGAGTCAAACAAGAATTGCGGCTCATCCTGAACAGCAATTACACGCTCCACGGGCGGAGTATCTTGAATGAATTGCGACGAAAGAGTTGGCAAAGAGCTGAACTTCTGCGCTAAATGCCAGCTATCGAGCGGCTGAGGATCAGTCGAACGGAACTTGCCGGTAATCTGACCAGGATAGTAGCGATACTCGGCATAACGCTCTTGATAACCAAAAACCTTATCGTCGTCAGCAGTACCTTGCGCGTAGATCTCTTTGTTGAGAACAGCTTGTTCACCAAGATGCGCCAACACAGGCCAATAGAAATCAAAACGACCTTGACGAGACCACATGCGGTTCAAACCTTGCTGGTAAGTCAGGTCAGCACGAACATTCACAAAACCAAAAACGTAGCCGTGCTCGACAAAAGACTTAGAGAATCCATGGAACGAATCAGAGACGACACCAAAAGCGGCAAGATTACCTTGCGGAGTGGTCTCATTAGTAGATGAAGTCTGCTGGACAGGATTGATCGAAATGCGAGCAGAAGAACCACCGAGGTATTCAGGACGCTGGAGACGAGCATCAGGCGAGATTACACCGAAGTGAGAACGCAAGATTTCTGTGTATCGCGTACCGCCGCGGGCATCACGCTCATAGAGCTTCTGGATCTGGAAAGCTTGACGAAGATCATTGATGGAAATAGGCGTAGCTGTTGAAAGATCTGCAGATGCTGAAAGAGCAGGATCCTTCCAACGCAAAGCTCCAACAGTAGTAGTAGTAGAACTTAGTCCAACGTTGACAACTCCTGCAGCAGTTTGATAGAGACCACCAAGCGTGTTTGTTGCTGAAAAAGCTTCAAAAAAAGGTCTGCCTGTGGGCTTAATATCGACAGACGCTGTACCACCGAGAGAAATTTCAACGCCAGGACCTTTTTGCGGCCAGGGCAAACACGACGTAAAGTAGTCGTGACGCTTACCACGACGAACCAAACTGTAGTCAGAAAAACTATCTGGACCATCACCCGTCGGAACCTTCAAAGACTCCTGAAGATTCTCGTCTCTAAACCACTCATTGAAAATCAAATTGTAAGCGCGGAAAGGAAGCGCGTTCACTTTCAAGGCCTTACTGACATTCGTCGGAAGACCGAAGTAATCCCAAAGCGTTTGATTCTGAACATTCGTACCAGAAACCGTAGGAATCAAAAAGTCTGTAGAGTCAGACGGATTTTTCTGCTCACCATTGAACTTCTGCCAGTTGTCCCAAACAAGACGGTTGGGAACAAAGAAGAAGAAAGTCTCCAAATAAAGATTGTCCATGAAAGGGACAATCGGCGTAGCCAAACGAGCAAACAAAGTAGCTGTCAACTTAAAGCTATCGCCAGGAAGTACTTCATCAACATAAAAAGGTACAAGATAACCAGAATTAAAAGTTGTCTTATAACCATGAGAACGGTCAAAGACCGATCGAGGAATCTGAGTCGAAGGAATCTGAGAGAACAGATGCTGAGTAGAACGATTAACTGATGACATCTAAAAATCCATAGCTATAGATAACAAAAAAGGCGACCAGTTCAGAAAGCCCTCTCATCGAACCGATCGCCTTACGGCTCTAAAACCAAGACTCAAAAAGCTTTATCACCGTAGGGCAAAGCATATACCACAAGTCAAAGAAAAAGCAAACATTCGAGCAGTGCGTTGGGTACCCGCACGTGCATCGGGGTGTCACCGGAACCAGTTACATCAAGTAAGTAACTGGTTCCGGTGTGTACCCGTGCGCAAATCGTTGAGATATCTAAAAAAAAAGATCGCCGCAAGCGGGCGATCGAAGGGATTTTGAAGGGATGGAAACCATCCCTTATATGAGTTATTAGCAATTACCCGTTGTTGCCAGAAGCAGACGGTTCAACCTCGGTCGCTGGAGCAGGCTGAGGTTCTTTAGAAGGCTCAGGAGACTTAACTTCTTCAGGAGCGACAAAGCCAAGATCTTCAAGCTTACTCCTCTGTTCAGGATCATTAAGCGCCTGAAGGAACTCAGATGGAGAATTATTGAAAGACGAACGAATATGGGACGGAAGGCTTTCAAAGTATTCAGTTGCACGAGCAACAGCATTCTGAGCAGTCTGAAAATCTGTGACGTCAGAAAAGTCACCGAACTGAATTGGGCGCTTCGGCGAAAAAGGATCAGTCAAAAAACCGGTCTCAGCATACTTCTGAAGAATATTGTCAATCATGGTCTCATCTTTAAAGTGCTGTTGAGTCATCGACGGTTCAGTAAAGACAATGCCTTCGGCAGTAGCGTTTGTGTGATTAATTTTGAACTTCATATAAGCTCCATATAAAAAAGTCCTCGCACTACGCAAGGACTGATTAGAAGAATCTCCGTGTTGCGGCCGCGTCTGTACTTAGACTTCGGCCTTAGCAGGC